GCCACCCCATCCACGGGGCCAAGGTTGCCACGATGGAAATGGAGGCAATCTACGACGAGCGAAACGGGTGGGAGCGGTATACTCCCGGCGTTGAAAACGAGCAAGACGCCGCGCCGCCAGTGAACGCGCTGGGCCGCCGCCGCCGTAAGGAGCCAGAGCATGTCCATCACAGCGGGTGATCAAATCCAGCGCGCCCTGCGTCTGCTGGGCGTATTGGCAGAAGGCGAAACCACATCTGCCGCCGTCATGCAGGATTCGCTGACGGCGATGAACCAGATGATCGACTCGTGGAACACCGAGCGGCTGTCTGTGTTCAGCACGCAAGACCAAGTGTTCAATTGGCCCGCCAGCACGATCAGCCGCACGTTGGGGCCAACGGGCGACTTTGTGGGCAACAGGCCCGTCCTGCTGGACGACTCGACGTACTTCCGCGACCCCGGCACAAACGTCAGTTTCGGCATCAAGATGATCAACCAGCAGCAGTACAACGGTATTGCTGTCAAGACGGTCACGTCAACGTATCCGCAGGTGCTGTGGATCAACATGACGTATCCCGACATTGAGATGTACATCTACCCGGTGCCCACGCGGCTGCTGGAGTGGCACTTCATCTCGGTTGAGGAGTTGACGCAGCCGGCAACGCTGGCCACAATATTGTCGTTCCCACCAGGCTATCTGCGAGCCTTCACCTACAACTTGGCGATGGAGATTGCGCCTGAGTTTGGTGTAGAGCCTTCGCCGCAAGTGGTGCGGATTGCTATGACGTCCAAGCGCAATCTGAAGCGCATCAACAACCCGGACGACATTATGAGCCTGCCGTACTCTCTCGTGGCAACTCGCCAGCGGTTCAACATCTACGCAGGAAACTACTAATGGCTAACGTCAAGATTTCCAACCTGCCAGCGGCAACTACTCCCGTCGCGCCAACTGACGTTCTGCCGGTAGTGCAAGGCGGCGTTACAAAGAAGGCCGCGATCAATCAGCTTGGGTTCCTCCAATCTGGCACCGGCGCAGTCACGCGCACGGCACAGGCCAAGATGCGCGATGTGGTGAGCGTGAAGGACTTCGGTGCCGTGGGTGACGGCGTGGCCGACGATACGGCGGCGATTCAGGCCGCTATCAACAGCGCCGCCCAGGTGATTGATCTCAGTGGTAAGACGTACTCTTTGGCGTCCAAGCTGCAATTCACGCAAGCCGGTCAGCGTGTGTGCAACGGCACGCTGTTGTTCAACGGTGCGAACACCACGCGGATCGCGGACATTACCGCGAATAACGTCTCGTTTGAAAATGTAATTTTCCACGGCAACGAGAAGCAGCCGCGCAGCGCATTAGTGTGGGTTGCATCTGATGTGCAGGCGCCAGTATTCCGCGCCTGCACATTCAAGAAAATTACCTGCCGCAACTGGGGCACCAATGTGCTCAACCAGACCTACGCGGTGCTCATCAGCCCTTACGGGGTGACGAACTTCGAGTTCAAGGATTGCCTATTCCAAGACCTCATCAAGTACAACGACGGCATCAACACAATCCCCGTTACTCCAGCCTTTATTGGCGGTGGTTTTATCGGCGGCATTTGCTTCATGCTTGAAGACTTCTCGGCTCCAATTGCCGCGCAGCCGGTGGTGACGCAGGGCCTTGTGGAGGGATGTACGTTCGACAACATCCAGACAATTCGAGCTGGAGGTTTGTCGATTGCCAATCAAATCGACTTCAACGATGCGGACGCAATCCGCACCTATGGTGAACCAAGCGGTGCCGAAAGCCTGTTTGTCCACGTTTCGGACTGCGTTTTTAAGCGCGTGTCCAAGCGGTGCTTCAAGTTCCGCGCTTCGGGTTCCGTTGCTCACGACAACGAGTGCTATGCGACCGATCTTCCGTACCAGATGACTTGTCCTCTGGACTTGACCAGCAACACCAAGGTGACCAACCTTAAGGTGTATGCGTCTGCCGCGCTGCCGGTCTACAACGGGATCAACTGGTCGGTCGGGCCTGACTTCAACCGCGAGACGTTGGTCGATGGCATGTATGTATCGCATGCCACAAACGGTATGGTATTTTTTACCGACCCGACGTTTAGCGTTTTGCGCAACTTCATTTTGCGCAATTCGTTTTTTAACCAAGTTTATGAATCTGGCATTTTGTCAACATCGCCGATTGCCACCGACTACAAAAACATTGTTGTTGAAAATGTGCAAATTTTCGGTGGTGCAAATAATACTATTGGTATTCAAACATTTGGCGGATCTAGTTCTCAAAGCGCCGGGTTGACGTTGCGCAACGTGTACTTAAGCAACTGTAATTTGAATTGCGCTGGAATTGACAATGAAATCAGCGATGTGACGATTGATATTTCATCGAATACTTGGGTCGGTGCAACCACAACCACGCTGCTGTACAGAATTGGTCAGGATGGAGTTGGCGGCTTTCAAAACGTCGACAACCTGTTCATCAATGCGAACAACCTCAACACTTCGTTTGTGAATGCAACGAGGACCAACTTGGGGATCTTGATTGGCGATAACGCCACATTCAAGAACATCAGGCTTACTGTCCCACAAGGATTAAGCCAGTCGTATCCGCACGGTGAGATTTTTGGTCGAGAAGTCACTGTCGATGGGTTCAACTACGATGGCCCAAGCTACATCAATGTCGGCACCACTGTTCGCGCAGAACGCACCAGCATTCGCAATGCAGTGCGCATGAGCAATAACGGGAGCGCAACAACGCAGCCCTTTCTTTTTTCGGCAAATGCTGCAACAACTCAGGTCACGTTTCAGAACATTGTGGACTTTCGTGATCCAGGTGGTGGGACGGCTTCTATCCTAGTGAACGCAGGCACAAACATCGCAGCCATCAACGTGGTGTCCAACGCGACCGCAGCGCAAGTTGTGTCCACCGGTGGCATAGTGGCGACTGTTGGTTGCACGAAGTTTTCGACTCCGACGCAAGCCTACGGCCTTACCAACGTCACTACAAATCGTGTCTTCGACGCCAACACAGTAACAACTGCCGACCTAGCTGATGTGGTCGGAACTCTGATCAGCGATCTGCGTGATCGTCTGATGGTTCGGTTCTGAAAATGGTCGCGCCCCGCCCCGCGCCCCACGTCATTCGCTGGTTCCTGCGCACCTTCGGCTTCGGCGGCATCACGCTGCCACCGTGGGGCGTGTTCATCCTGGCCGAGCGGTTGCATCAGGACTGGCTGGTCAGGCATGAGCAGCGGCACTGGCTTCAGTACCAGATGCTCGGCGCGCGGCGGTTCTATCTGCACTATCTCTGGTACACAATCCGCTACGGCTATCGGAACAATCCGATGGAAGTTGAAGCCCGCGCGGCTGAAGTAAGCACGGCATGAAAACGCCTATTCTCGGATCAGCGTATGTTGCCCGCAGCGTCAATGCTGCGGACAACCGCATGATCAATCTGTTTCCGGAGATCGTACCGGAGGCAGGCAAGGAGCCGGCGTTCTTGCAGCGCGCGCCGGGGCTGCGGCTGCTGGCGTCTGTCGGCAGCGGGCCTGTCCGAGGTTTGTGGGCCTTCGGCGGTTACGGCTATGTGGCCAGCGGCAACACGCTGTACCGCGTCAATTCCAGTTGGCAGGTGACTACAATCGGCACGCTGACGGGCACCGGTCCGGTCAGCATGGCCGACAACGGCACGCAGTTGTTCATCGCCTGCAACGGCCCCAGCTACATCTACTCCGGCTCAGGTCAGTTTGCGCAGATCACAGACCCGGACTTCCCCGGCGCGGTGACGGTCGGCTACCTTGACGGGTACTTCGTCTTCAACGAGCCTACCAGCCAGCGCGTATGGGTCACAAGCCTGCTGGATGGCACCTCGGTAGATCCGCTGGACTTTGCGAGCGCAGAGGGCTCGCCAGACGGCTTGGTGAGCCTGATCATCGACCACCGTGAAGCCTGGCTTTTCGGCACCAACTCGGTCGAAGTCTGGTACGACAGCGGCGCTGTCGATTTTCCCCTGACGCGGATTCAGGGTGCGTTCAACGAGATCGGTTGCGCTGCGGCGTTCTCTGTGGCCAGACTGGACAATGGGTTGTTCTGGCTGGGCTCGGACGCCCGCGGGCGCGGCATCGTCTACCGTGCGAATGGCTACACGGGCCAACGCATCAGCACGCACGCGGTGGAGTGGCAGATCCAGCAGTACGGCAACTTGGCCGACGCGGTGGGGTACACCTACCAGCAAGACGGCCACGCCTTCTATGTGCTGAACTTCCCCACGGCCAACACCACTTGGGTCTATGACGTGTCCACCAGCGCCTGGCATGAGCGTGCCGGCTGGGACACGTCAAACGGCGTGTTCACACGCCACCGCGGCAACTGCCAGATGTCGTTCGCCAACGAGATCGTTGTGGGCGACTACGAAAACGGCAACATCTACGCGCTGGACTTGGATGTGTACGCCGACAACGGCACGGCGCAAAAATGGCTGCGGTCGTGGCGGGCGCTGCCCACGGGCAAGAACGATCTGAAACGCACAGCGCACCACACGCTTCAGCTTGACTGCGAAACGGGCGTGGGGCTTAATGTCTACGATCCCCCGGAGATTGTTGAGACGGTTCTCGGGTTCTTGCTGGCCGAGGACGGGGCTGTCATCACCACTGAAGACGGCGTGCCATTGACAGTCACTTCGTCGGCGGTGCTGACGACATCTCCCAAGGTTATGTTGCGTTGGAGTGATGACGGCGGGCACACTTGGTCAAACGAACACTGGGCGTCAATCGGACGCGTCGGAGAGTACGGCCACCGCGCGTTCTGGCGCCGGCTAGGCATGACGCTGAAGCTGCGCGACCGCGTGTACGAGATCAGTGGCACAGACCCCGTAAAGATTGCCATCATGGGTGCTGAGTTGAACATCAGCGGCACCAACGCATGACCAGCCCGCCGAACATCACCAACATCACGCCGCCGCGTGTGCCGTTTACTGATGAGCGCACGGGCCTGATCTCGCGTGAGTGGTATCGGTTCTTGCTGAACCTGTTCACGCTGACAGGCAGCGGCCAAAGCGCGGCTACGCTGGAAGATTTGCAGTTAGTTCCGTCGCCGGTTGATTACACCGCAGAAATAGCTGCAGTTGCAAACATCGCTGAGATCGGCACGCAGCCACCTGTCATTTTTGGCACGTTGGCGTACCAGAACTCGGAAAACGCATTCGTCACCCGGCTGAACACCGTAAGCGCAACGACGGGGGTGCGCAACGGCACGCTGGCCGAAGACAGCGGGTTTGTCACGCTTCTAGGGACGAACGGTGCAGTCACAGGTATTGGCACGACCGGAATTACGGTCACGCAGGCTACGGGCTTTCGTCCGTTCCTTGACAACACCTACGATCTGGGCACTAGTGGCCAACGCTGGGGTACTGTCTACGCAGCCGTAGGTACGATCAATACGT